TTATATTGTTCTAATCTTGCTTTACCTATCATAACAGGCACATTTAATGGTTTACCTGATGGTACTTTGTAACCTCTAAATATAACTTTAATATCTTTCATGTATTCTCCTAAGTGTACAGGGTAGCATTACACTACCCTGTATTATTATTATTTACTTACTACCAAGCAGTTGTGCCTTCTTCAACGATTCCCCAACATTTAGTTTGAGAAGCATCTTGAACTAATTTAGCACCACCAATAGAATCTCCTATTAGTTTAGTTGCTAAATGATCAACTGAGTATTCTGCTTGTACTCTTGGTGCTTGGCTAAAGCCATAAGCAAGAGCAGATGAATGTACTACAAATCCACCAAGTACGTTTGCATTGTTTAATGCACCATCATCTGAATCAACAGCAGCATTTGCATTTGTAGAAGTAATATTATTAGATAATACTACATTCATACCCATAACAGATCCTACTTGTCCATTATCAGCATCTGCAATACCTGTTTTAGAAATATGAATAAAATCATCAATTCTAAATAGTGAAGCATATAAAGTTGGATTTAAAACAAGTGTACACTCACTAAGAGGACAATCATTTTCTAATACAACTTTGCTTATGTGTGCTAATGTAGCAGCATCAATAGTTTTTGCTACTGTATTACCTGCAATATTAATACATTCTGTTGTTAGTGCTAAAGCAGCCTCAACATTAGTATCAAATCCTAAAGCAAGTTTGTAACCAATAGAATCAGAATACATGCTTAACAAATCAGAACTTGATTGTATTGCACCCATATCTTCTACCATTGTACCTGTTACATTGTGAGTAGTTAGTGCTAATGAAAGACTATCTTCAGTTGCACTTGTATAGTCAAATGCTACATGTGGTGCTTTTGCAACCACGTTTGGTACATCTGCTACACTTGGTATGTTAATTGTATCTCCACCACCTGCTGCAAGTGATGAAAAGTCTGTACCTACATTTGCAAGTACTAAGTTTTTTTTGAAAGATGCTCTTACTGCATCTGTCCATAATTCAGGTATAAATACTGCTAATTCAGTATCTGCAGCCTGAGAAGTTGCTGTTGAAGCAAATCCTGTTGCCATAGTTTCTCCGATCTTTGCCCTCTATCAACTGCAAGAGTGCCTTCAAGTAGGACAATATATTTTTTAATTAAGTTATTTTTTATAGGTCTTTAGTATCGATTTCCAATTAGATTTTTTATCATTTTTAGAAAGATTTGTCCAATCTGATACTCTATTACCACTTGTGTCCCTTACAGGTTGAGTAGTATTAATAGTAGCAGGTTTAGGCTTTTGACCTTTAGCCAAATGTTTTCTAAGTTGATCATTACTTAAAGATCCATAAACTTCTTTGTCTTGATCGTCTAATTGTGATACTAAGTCCTCTCGTTCCTTTGCTTCTTTTTCAGCATAAACATTAAGTTTTTCTTCGTATTTATTTACTTTAGAACTTAGTTCAGCATTTAATTCTTTATACTTACCTTGTTCTTCAAGTCTTTTAACACGATTTTCTTCTTGTTTTGCCTCGTAATCTCTTAACTTAGTTTCTAAGTCTTTCTTTTGCTTAGTAACCTCGTTAAATCGAGCATAAGGAATCGAATCAACAGTTTTATTGTCGTTGTTTGTTGAATCAACGGAAGGGTTATCGTTTCCTTGAACGGAATCGGATTTTACACCTTGATTGTCGGTGGTTGGATTTTGTTCTGAATTTTTCATAATTCTTCCTTGTAATTTATTATTGTTTCAGGGTTATTACTACTACTTTTTTATTTTTTTAACAAACTCATGTACTAAGTCATATAAAGCATCAAATACTATTGCTTCATCTTTCTCTCTAAGAATAGGAATATTGACATTATCATTTATCATATCAACAAATTTATCTTTATTCTTTGGATCGAATATTTCTTCTACTTCTTGTTTTACTTTGTCTTTTATTAACTTGATTACTAACTCATCTACTTTCATGTTCGTTTACCATTTCTTGCAAGACCAATATCTTGCAGTTGTTTTATCTTTTGCTGTGCTACATTTCATTCTTGCTCTAAAAGATTTTCTTGCAGACTTATTTGTTTTTCTTATTCTCATGTTAGGATCTCCAAAAGTAACTCTTTTGGTCTTACCTCCGTCATTTACGAATACTTGAAATTTTTTTTTACCATGTGATGTTTGTCCTGCTCTTATCCTTGTTGGCTTATTTAGTTTTACTTTTCTACCTTTAAATTTAGCCATTATATCTTCTCCATTATCTTTTTGCCTATAAATACTAACAGGATTGCTGCTAATACTGTTATTACATCTACTATGTGATTACCACTATCACTCTCAACAGAACCTACAGGTGTTTGTATTTTGAACTGCTTAGTCTTATTCATCTACCATTCCACCTTTTTCCATTATTCTTAGGAACTTGTCTTTTAAGCCATTTCCACTCAAACGAGCAATAATTTCTACTTGTGCCTTAAATATACCATTTAACTTCTTTTGCTCCATTTGCACCTTTTTTTGTTGATCTATCAACTTAATAATAATACCTTCCAACCTCTTGAAGTCTTGGTCGAGTTCTGTCATTAGAGTTTCTTGTATGAACCTGTTTTGCCTCCATATAAAAAATCCGAATGCTATTGTCATTGTTACAGGTATTCCAAATTGTTCCAATACTGTTAAAATATCCATTATCTTTTACTTCCATTCAATTCTTCTCCCCATAAGTTAGTTTTACCTTTAATAATCTCTACTACCTGAACCACATAATTACCATTTGGAAAGAAATGTATAATAGCAAAAGCATGATTCCAATTTGTTAAGTTTCCTCTAAGCCAATCCTCATCTTCCTCAATATTTTTTAAACAACCTAAACTCCAAGCAGATATAGTACCACCAAGAGATGTATGTGTATGTCTTTGCAAATCGTGTGTATGTCCATACATAACTGATTCTCCATACATCATTAAGTGTGCTTTAGCATGGTGCATACCTGTCCTGTGTCCATGAGCAAAGTTTAATTTGCCTATTTTAAGCAGTTTCTTTCTAAAATAAGGGTGGTATTCATATCCACGTTGTTCTAACCTTAAAGCATTGTATGTTTCATACTTATCTAAGTAAGGATATTTCATAACAAAGTTATCAAGCCATACTTCATGGTTACCTTGTACAAAATGTCTTTCTTTGCAATTTACCTCATCTAATGCTCTATCTATCTGATCCATACCCTTGTTTACTGCTTTAACATCTTTATTTAGTAATGGTATTAGATCTTCTAATGGTTTAGCATGTCTGCCCTTCCAATAATGATTACTAAAGTAACTCCACTCTCCTGTATCTCCTAAGTCAATATATATATCAGGTTTTACCTTCATAATTGCCTGACATACCACATTAACTGCTTTCTGATCATGTTGTGGAAAGTGTTTATCAGGTGTTACTATAGCAGTTCTAATCATCTAATAAGTCCTCTACTTTAAGTTTTGGGTTTGATGATTCAAATAAAATACCACTATCTCCATTAAATGGTGTTGTGTGTATATGTTTTGATTCTAATATTTCTTGAGGTATTCCATCAGGAAATGCCTTACATTTATGTTCCATAGAATTTTGATCATAATGAATACAAGCGATACAAATTGGAGATAAATATATTTTTTTACTCATTAGTCTATTCCTAACAATAAGTTTTGAACTTGTACAGCAAAAGGAGATGGATTTGGAGAATTAAAAGCCATAGTAAAACATTCTGCTACCCATTCATCTATGTCTTGTTTTGCATAATCAGATATATATTCTCCTTGATATACTTCTTTAAGATATTTATTTCTTTGATTTACAAATATTATTTTACCATTTGGTAATGCAAATTCTTCAGTATAATCTAAATATTTAATTGTTTGCATTTTTTTTGAATTTGTAGGAAGTTGTATGAATTTAACCCTTAATTCTCTCATTCTTTCTAAATATTGTTTATGTAGTTCTTTTAATTTTTTACCTGTACCTGTATATATTTGTAAACTATTTACTGATGTTGATATTTGATATAAATGTTTAGATGCTATTGCATGTCCTAATTCATGTGTTAATACAGATCTTAAATTATTTACACCTGCAGGACTCCAACCTACCATTTCCCCTTTTATACCATGTTTTAATTTGTAAAAATCATTCCCTTGTCCAAGATGGTTTAAATTTAATTGTAATTCTTGTGTATTTTGTGCGACTTGGTTAGTTGCTCTATTATAATTAATTCTTACCCTTGCTGTAGTTCTTTTACCAAATTTTTTGGCTGTTATTTGTTTTAATGGAAAGTTATAACCTTGTTTTTTAAGCATCATTAATTCTTTAGTTAATGTATTTACTGTTTCCATATCCATTCTATTTAAACCTTTAGTAACTGCACCTAAATTTGCACTTATCCAAGCATCTGCTTCTTTATAAGTCTTATGTTTACCTCCCATTTTGAAATCTGTAGGAGATGGCTTCTTATACTTAATAGGTTCTGATAAATCTTCTCCTTCATACTCAATGGGTACTAACATACAATTACAATTTAGTCCACATACACTAAATTCACTCTTAGGCATACCTATTGCCTTAAAATATTCTAAATCACCTGTTGTACCATGTCTTGGTTTACAATCAGGACAAACATTCTTTCCTACTGAAATCCATTTGTATTGTTTTAGTCCTTGTTGCTCAAATGCTTTTTGTGCTGCTATATTACCTGCTTCTTCAATAGCATTTTTAGATATACCCTTAACACCATTTCTAAGTTGTCCAAATATTCTACCACCTGCAATAAGATCTGCAACTAATACTTTTCTAACTTCAGATGCAGCCATTCCTGATACTTTCATAGTATTGATACGAGATAGAAGGTTAGATGTTACTATCATAGATAAATCATCTAATGTTTTTGTTACCTTAATTCCTAATTCATTGTATGTGTTCATAGTCTTGAATATAGTTTAATTAGTTTGGATTTAAACATCTTCTCTATTTTAGGTATAGCAGTCTTGTATATATCAAACCATTCTCGTTTTGGTGGTCTGCCTCCCTTAGTACCACCTTGATCGTGATAACCACCTATTTCTACTCTTTGTTTTGCTACACTTATAGATGTTTTGCCTTTTTTACCTTTAACAGGTGGTAATTTTCTCATCATACCTGTTGCTATAAGTGGTTTAAGTGGTTGCCCTTTTTTCCTCTTTTGTGCTATT